CAGAGGCGCAGCGCGGAAAAATAGTTGATGTTCTTTTATCGGATAACCCAGAACTGGTAAGAAAAGCATTAACTGATGAAAGCGCAATGATGGCTGTACAAAAGAAAGTTGCACAAATCATGCAAGGATTCCAAGCATCGGCTCAACGTGGGGCTGCATACTATGGCGGTACACAAGGCGAAAAAGCAACTCAAAGTCTGCTATCTAATTAATAGGATTTAACAATGCCACAAATGAAAGAAGATGAAATACAAGGCGCAGTAAAAAACGCGATAGAGGCCGCTATTGATTACGTTGACAGTGACATTCGAGATCAGCGAGAACGTGCCCAGAAATACTTTGATGGCGCTGTGGACCTAAGCCATGAAGAGGGTCGATCTAAGGTTGTCTCTACCAAAGTGCGCGATGTTGTTCGTGGTGCAAAGCCCGGTTTAATGCGCGTGTTCTTGACTAACGATAAGTTCGTGGAATTCACGCCTAAAGGCCCGGAAGATGTGGCTAACGCAGAACAAGCAACTGCCTATACGCACTGGGTGTTTAACAAGGTAGGTGGGTATAACGTATTAAATAACGCCATACATGACTCCTTGGTTAAAAAGGTTGGCCTGGTTAAGGTTTGGTGGAATAACTACTGTGCTGCTAAATCATACACCTATGAGAATTTATCAGACGAAGAAGTTGAAATGCTTCTCTCAGACGATGATGTTGAGGTCTTAGAGCATTCGCAAGAAATATCTATGGAGATGGACCAATTCGGAATGGAAGCTCCTGTCAATGTCCACAGTATGGTGATTTCCCATAAGCGCGAAGAAGGGCAGATGGTTGTTGAGGGGATACCTCCAGAGGAGTTCTTTATTGACGGCAGTGCTAAATCAATTGATGACGCTTACATTGTTTGTCATAAGTCAGAAAAGTACGCAGGCGATCTAGTAGCAATGGGATTTGACCAGGATGTTATTGATGGCTTGGCAGGTTCAGGTGACGATTCCAGTGGCGATGAAGAACAGATATTACGTTTCGGTGAGAGCGTAGACTCAGAAGAGGATATTGTTAATGACCCCTCTATGCGCCTGGTTGTTGTTACTGAAGCCTATATGAAAATTGACATTGAGGGAGATGGCGTACCAACCCTTCATAAGTTTCTATGTGGTGGCACTAACTACGAGATATTAGAGCAAGAGCCCTGGGACAGAGTTCCCTTTGCTGATTTCCATGTGGACCCAGAACCTCACGCATTCTATGGCCGCTCGTTAGCGGAACTGGTAATGAACGATCAGGATACGACTACAAGTGTGTTGCGTGGAATCCTAGACAACGTGGCATTAACTAACACTCCTCGCCTAGAAGTTAACGAAGACCTAGTAGAGATGGATGACGTGCTAAACAACGAAATTGGTGCAATCATTCGTTCAGAGCAAATAGGGTCAGTAAACCCTCTTGTAGTACCTTTTGTAGCAGGGGCAACCCTACCAGCCCTCCAATACCTCGATATGCTTGTAGAGGAGAAAACAGGCATCTCTAAGATGAGTATGGGGCTTAACGCTGATGCTCTACAGAACACCACAGCGACAGGCGCAGCACTGACCGCACAAGCCAGTGCAGGACACGTTGAAGTGATGGCTAGAAACCTCGCCGAGGGCATGAAGCGGTTATTCCAGCTAATGTTACATGTTGCTGTTAAAAACTCTCCTGACGAGCAGATGATGCGCCTCAACGGTGAATTTATACCAGTAGACCCAAGTGTTTGGGATATTGATATGGATATGGAGATTAACGTGGGCCTTGGTACTGGCAAAGAGGACGTTAAAGCTGCCGCACTAATGCAAACTTTCCAAACTCAGCAGCAGATATGGCAAACCTACGGGGCGCAAAATGGCTTAGTTTCAATGACTCAAATGCGAAACACGCTATCCGATATGCTAGCTTTGAGTGGCCTCAAGAATGCTGACCGTTACTACGCCCCGATGACTGATGAGAAAGAGCAGCAGTTAATTGCAGCACAGCAGCAGCAGGCAGCACAGGCTGGACAGCAGGGCGATCCAATGGCAGAAGCATTGATTCAAGCTGAAACGATCAAGGCCCAGGCCAAGTTGCAGGGCGATCAAATGCGTATGCAAGGTAAGATGCAGGGTGATCAAATTAAGATGCAATCTAGTATGCAAGTTAAGGCTGCTGAAATGCAATCTGCACAGGGTCGTGAACTACAAGAGCTACAGCTTAAATACCGTGAATTACAAGCTGGCGATGACCTAAACCGCGACAAGATGAACCAAGAACTACTCATTGAGGCGGCTAAAATCTTAGGCCAATACGGTACTGCGGTAGACGTTGAGCGCGTTCGTGCAATGCAGGCAGCCCCTCGGATGGGTAATATTCAATGATTTTGAAATCTCAGGCTTTAAAATTGTTAGCCGATGATACTTTTGTTGCTGTATTTGATAGTGTACGAGCAGAACAGGTTAAAAAGTTCTTACAATCTAGTAAATCCGATTCGGAAGCTAGGGAAGATGCTCACGCTATGACGCGGGCATTAAACGAGTTCGAAGCTACTCTCAAACGTGTAATCACGAATGAGGATATGCGAGATAAACGCAACAAAGAAAGGTAAGCACCGTGGAAGCGACTGACCAAAGCATTACTATTGAAAGTGCGGTTGAAGCGTTACTGGCTCCAGAGCCAGAGACAGCCGAAGTAGAATCTACCGAACCTGAAGTAGATAAGGTAGAAGAAGCAGAGGCTGAAGAAGAGGAAGCCGAAGTTGATGATTCAGAAGAAGATGCAGAAGATGCAGAAGCTGATGATGATGACGAAGGTGATGAATATGAATCAGAATCCGAAGAGCAAGCCGATTCAGTTGGTTCCGAAACATTCTCTATCAAAGTTGATGGCGAACACGTCAAGGTAAGCCTACAAGATCTAAAGCAAAGCTATAGTGGACAACGTTACATACAACAAGGCATGAAGCAAGCGGCCGAGCAGCGAAAGCAGGCAGAAGAGGCTTATAACGGGCTAAATCAGCAGCGATCAAACTTGGATCAGTTATTAAAGCAGATAAGTCAAAATGGCTTAGTGACTCAACCAACTCCACCCACTAGAGAACTACTGGCAGATGACCCGCTTGGGTACATAGAGGCAGAAGCTACTTACCGTGAAGAGATGGGCAAGTTTCAAGCCGAAAGAAACCGACTACAGCATCAAGGCCAGGCAATGCAGGCTGAACAAGCAAAGGTCAATAAGGCCAACTTGAGTCAGCAGATGGAGCAATTAAAAACACTTATTCCAGATTTTGGAGATGCTAAAAAAGCACCAAAACTGAAAGAGAATTTAATTAAAAATGGTGAAAGGCTCGGATTTACAGCAGTTGATATTAATGCAATTGTCGATGCCAGAACTATGCAGGCGCTCCATGAAAGTATGCTATGGCGGCAGTCGCTGGAGGGTAAGAGTGATGTGCAAACTAAGCTCAAAAAAGCTCGTCCATTGATGAAGTCCGGGGTTAAGAAGACAGGCGAATCTGCTAAAAGCACTGAAGCGAAGTTGATGTCTAAATTGAAAAAGTCGGGAAGCGTCCAAGATGCTGCCGCTTTACTGTTCAACAATTAACTTTATTTTAAATTTTAGGAATTTATCATGGCACAACCAACTAATACGTTCGATACGTACGATTCTAACTCTATAAAAGAGGATATTTCGACCGTAATCTATAACGTCGACCCAAGTGAAGTACCTTTACTTAGCTCTATTGCTAAGACCAGCGCAACTAACACGTTGCATCAATGGCAGACTGATACATTACGTTCAGCTGTATCCACGAACAAAAATATTGAGGGTGACGCAACCACTGCTGAAGCACGATCTGCAGTAGCAAAACTCCACAATTTCACCCAAATCTTCAAGAACGCTGTAACGGTGTCTGGCACTGACCAGAGTGTTACAAACATCGGCTATGGCAAGCAGATGACCCATGAAATCGTGAAAGTAGCAAAAGAGCAGAAGACTGATATTGAAGCTTCAATCTTTGCTAACCTTCCAAGTGTTGCCGGTAACTCTACTACTGCTCGTCAGTTAGGTGGTTTAACTAGTTACATCACGAGTAACGTAACCAACATCGGTAGTGGTGGTGCTAACCCTTCTGGTTCTGTTCCTGGTGCTACAGCGCGTACTAACGGCACACAAACTGTCTTTAACCAGACTAAGTTTGATGCGTGTATGCAAAGCATTTGGGAAAAAGGTGGTAATCCAGATACTGTGTATCTCTCTGCAGCCCAAATGAGCCGCGCACTTGGCTTCGTTGGTAACAATAATGAAAGAGCTACAGCCCAGAACGGATCCGTAGCCCAGCTGCTTTCGATCTACATGACGCCCTGGGGATCTGTGACCTTCACCCCATCACGTCACCAGGCCGCCAGGGATGTCTTTATTCTTCAGACTAATATGCTTGCACTTGCATCATTGCGTCCAATGAAGAATGAGCCGTTAGCTAAAAACGGAGATAATGTTACGAGACAGGTTCTCACAGAGGCCACTTTGGTCGTCCGTAATGAGAAAAGCTTGGGTCTTATCGCAGACTGTACAGCGTAGATAGCGTTTAAAACCGCCACAATACAAAGGGGCTTCGGCCCTTTTTTTTTAAGGAAAATACGATGGCTAAGATTTCTGAAAGGTGGGTGGAAGACGGGGATAAACTCATTCACGTTAAAACACACGACTGGAACCCCATGTTAGACGCGGCAGAAGCATACCGCCAAAACGGTAACGCTGAGTTTGGTGAGTCAAGATTGATTGGCGTAATTGATGCTGCATTATTAGGTGAGTGGCTAAAAGAAGCAGGCGTTGCCTGGGACGACACCCCCGCTAAAGAAGAGATAATTAAACGCAAGATGCTATCTGGTGATTTTGACAAACTGCGAGTTTCTAAAGGATCGTATTGATCTAGTTCAGCATATAAAAGGGTATTAATACGATGGAAGCCGCACGTTTTGACAGGTTGGAAGCAAAGATCGATAAGTTAGCTGATGCGATGATAAAGCTAACCGAGCATTCTATAAAACTGGAGAATTTGGTCGATCACAACGTGGTTCAGGATAACCGCCTTAATCGCCATAGTGAAGCTATTGATCAACATGCTATTAAGTTAGCCATGACCGCCAAAACAAGTAGTGCCAACGAGTGGTTTGTTCGCATCTTAATTGCGGCTTTAGTTTCTGCTGCGGCCTTTATGTTACGGAGCTAGTCATGGATTTAGAGAGCTTAAAGCAGTTCGCAACTGAGCGTCAGTGTCAGATTATTGACGCTGTTATAAAGCATGGCTCTCAAGCGAAAGCAGCTACAGCATTAGGTATTAATCACCGTGGTTTAGAGCGCACATTGAAACGCGCAAAAGAGCAGGCTGCTAGGCGTGGCTGGAGTCCTTCCAATGATATGACTAAAAGCGTACCTAGTACACACGTTGCTAAAGGCATATCCACTTATTACGATTTACAGACAGGAGAACCACTGCGGCAGTGGGTTAAGTCTGATCTCAAGAAGGAGAACGCCGAAGCGTCATTACAATCTTTTGCTGATGCTCTAGCGCAAGACCTGCCTAAGTATAAACCCTTACCCAACCAGCCTGTCAAAGACCTGCCTAAGCAGCTTACAGCCTACGTTATTGGCGATGCTCACGTCGGTATGTCCGTAACGAAAGAGCGGAATGGGGATTCTGACTGGAATCTTGAAATAGCTGAACGCGTCACAGTTGGTGCTATAGAATCGTTGATTAAAGCAAGTGGTGGTTCTGATACTGCGCTAATGCTTGATCTAGGAGATTTTGGGCATTCAGATAACCTTCAAAACACGACAAGCTCAGGCCAAAACCATATGGATATGGACGGCGATTATGGCGATTCAATAGCCGCCCAAGTGCGTATCTATAGGCGCTCAATAAATCTGATGCTAGAGAGCCACAATAAGGTTGTATTGATGATGGTTCGCGGCAATCATAATAGCTCAACTTCTCGCTGCATGAATGTCATGTTGCAGGCGTTCTATGAGAACGAGCCGCGTGTAGAGGTGCTAGATAACGTCCATAAGTTTCAGCACATAACCTATGGCAACAACCTATTAGTCACCCACCACGGCGATCGTATGAAGCCTCAAAGAGCATTTGAATACGCTGCTAGATCACTCACTAAAGAATGGGGGTGCGAAAATAAAGCAATTTTGATGGGTCACGTTCACCACTCTACAAGTGTAGAAATTGGCGGCGTACTTTGTGAAACATTCCAAGCTCTGCCCGCTGGCGATGCGTGGCACTCAGACTCAGGGTATGGAGCAAAGCGCACTATGAGCGCCATTGTATACGATAAGCAACACGGCGAAGTGCAACGTCATAAGGTAGGTATAGGCCAACTAGAGGCGGCAGCATAATGTTCAAACTTGGGCAAAACTCATTAAACCATCGAGCAGGCTGCGACCAAAGGTTATTAGACATAAGTGACTTGGCAATTAAAATTACTAATATTGATTTTGGCATCCCTAGCACTGGTGGCCTGCGCAGTACCGCAGATCAAGCCGCGTTGTTTACCGCTGGAAAGTCAAAGGCAGATGGACGCATCAATAAATCCTACCACCAATCAGGACGAGCTTTGGATGTGTACGCTTACGTTGACGGTAAAGCCTCATGGGAAAAAGAACATTTAGCAATTATAGCAGCGGCTATGCTTCAAGCGTCTTCCCAGTTGGGTCATAAGCTAAAGTGGGGCGGCTTGTGGAAAAGTTGGCAGGACTTCCCACATTTTGAGCTAAAGGATTAATTATGGGCTGGCTTTCGAGTTTAATAGGTGGTGGCAGCGTAGTAGAACCTATTGTCGCTGTTGGTAATATTATAGATCAAATATTCACTAGCGATGATGAGCGAGAGCAGGCTGAGATTATTAAACAACGCCTAGCTATGAAGCCAGCCTTATTACAGGCTGAGATTAGTAAGGTTCAGGCAGGCCATAGATCAACCTTTGTCGCAGGCGCAAGGCCATTTCTTATGTGGGTTTGTGGGTGTGGGTTTCTATTCGCCTTTGTTATCAACCCAATTCTCCAATGGCTTGCACCAGAACTTGGCTCACCTGAACTACCCCTAGAAGCAATGATGGAACTTACCCTCGCAATGTTAGGTTTGGCTGGTCTTCGCACCGTAGAAAAAGTTAAAGGTCTTTCTAGATAATTCTCCTGCTCGGTATGAGCTTGGCTACCTAGATCGGTGGCCTTTTTTCTGCCTCATCGTTATCCCACTCATGCTTATGCTTGATTGCCTCCGCGTCTATTTTATCAGCGTAATCTCTTAATAGTTTTGTGATTCTGTGAGAACCTTCACCATAATCATTTGGAATACTATCTAAAACGGTTTGTCTAAGTAGGTCTTCTAATTTCATTATAAAAACATTACCTGCCTCACAGTTATGATTTTGGCAGAAATCACCCTCTCGCAATACAAAACCAATGGTAGGGTCTTCTGATCTTTCTACGCCATCATTCCAGCTAGTCAAATCAAAATCAAAATCAGGGTGTGTTGAACCGCATTCTGTACATTTTGGGAAAGTCATAGTCTATTCTTTCTTTTTGCCGCATCATTTAGTGCAGTCGTTACAAATTCAGCAAGCTTTTGGCCTTTAGCAGCGTTAACCCATGCTGCCTTTTCGTAGGGATAACATCGCACAGTTAACACCGATGATTTAGTATCCTCTTTGCTGGCGTTAGTGTTGCCAGTGCTTCCATGTTTATTCATATTTGTTAACTGCCCTGAGTTAGTTTCCCACTTGTACGAACCTTTGGCTGTTGCTTTATCAGATAACATCATTACATCACTTTCAGAATAAATAATGCTTGAAAGATCATCTGATTTTCTTTTTTTAAATATTAAGGCTCCTTCTCTCCATATTTTTTGCATTGCTAAATCAAAATCTGAATCATTGTTCATTATTTCGTCCTTTTTGAGCCGTAATTACTTAGGATACACCAGCCCCAAAAATCACCATCAATACCATCAATGTAAAAATCGTCCCAAAACAAGCCAGCTTTAAAGCCTTCACTTTTTAAAATCTGCAACGCAATCACAGCTTGCAGTGCGCCATCACCTACCCAATGCACATGACTGTCGGATAAATCAAACTCTTTTATTTCGTCACCATCTTCCCAGATAAAGCGATCAGCATTAGACATTTCAATTCCGTCAGTTGAACATTGCGTATGACTAAACATTTTAAAGTGCTTCAAGGTTAGTTCAAGATTCATGCGTCACCTCCAAAAAGCCACTCATTATCTTTAATGAATTTATTAAGCGCAATCTCAACATCTGCATGGCCTTTGAACTCTTTAGCCTCTGTGACTGTCAAGAAGTAGCAGGTATTGAGGTCATGCCCAATAGCTTCTTTTGCTGCCTCAATCTCAGTTGGTGCGTCTTTAGGTGCGTAAAATTCGGATTCTTGGCAGTATCCTGTGCAAATAGCTTTGCCATGTTTACTGAGAAGTGCCGTTAAATTGTCTGGTATTTCATCGCCAAAACAAATAACAGCTCTTTCCATATTCCAATTTTCATAGCCAAAGTCGTGTACTTCACTTGCCATTTGAATGATGTGCTGTTCATTTTTAGCAAACCAAACACTGGGGCTTCTTTGGTGGGGTACTTCTACTATTATAATGCTCATAATCTACTCCTTGCTCCAAGTGCCGCTTGGTCGGTGGGGCTAACTCAACCCATATACGTATTGTATATACATAACGGATAGATGTAAAGGGTTAATAAAACAAAAGTCAACTCCCCCAAAGTAAAAAAAGGGGGGTCTGCGCGAACTCATATTATACTTAATCGGTTTGAAACCGAGAAAGTCCATCGATAAAAAATAATAAAATTCTTTAATATCCCCGCCTAATATACAGTGGTTAAAAAATAAAGAAGTGATGGTTTTAGCGGCCTGTTTTTTGCTCATTTGTTAGGCGAGGGAGTGGTATATTGTTGATTTATAAGGAAACGCATACAGATTGCAAATCCGTTTACCCCAGTTCGATTCTGGGTTCGGCCTCCATTATACGGGCGTTTCAGCGATAGTGTTTACTTTCGCCTAACACCGCCTAATATTTCGCCTAATATACAGTGCTGGTTTTATATACAGTAGTTGGGTTATTTTAAGGTTGGAACGATCTTTATTTTGCGCGAATAGTTTTGAGCCTGTGCTTCGGTCTTGTGCCCTGAAAATTCTTGCAAGTTGCCATCGTAGTCAGAAATTGATTTAGCTTTAATGTCGTGGAAGGTGAAATCTGTCACCCATTCGCCAGTATGATTTTCCCAAGCCTTTTTCCTCGCTTCCGCATACCACTTAGCCATAGTCGTCTGCTTGGAGTGATTACCCTTCTTATCCGCGAACACATATTTCATACTCATTACGGTCTGAACTGATAGGGCCAAATCAACAGCAGCCATTAGCCGTGGGTTCCATTCCTTGATTTGTTTAGCACCTGTCTTGCCTTGGCGAATGTAAATACCTTCCTCGCGCAAGTCTGAGCGCGTCAAATTCCAGACATCCCCTTGTCTGGCAGCGCAACAGTAACTTATCTCCATTGCAGCCGCTAATAGGGGCCACCTTCGATAAGCCTGCCCCAACACTTTGTTATACTCCCAATCCTCAATGTAACGTTCACGATGCGGCTCTGCGAACTTACGAACACCTTTACATGGGTTAGCCTTAACCTTGCCATTCTCATAAGCCCATGAAAAAACCGCACTCATAAATGAATGCTCACGGTTTGCTTGAACAATTGTGGTCTTTGCCCTTTGATCCATGTAGCGTCTTATATGGTGGGGCTTGATTCTATGTTTATTTGTCTTTCCAAAAACAAAACCCACCCGATTTCCATAACCCACGTAATCTATCTTCGTCCTAGTGCTTAGTTTTAAATAATTAGACCCTGCGAAATACTCACGCATCAATTGAGCGAATGCCCCAGTGGGTTCCTCACTTAAAGACACAGCCGCATAATAATTAGCTAGAATTATTTCTTTTGATTCAGTCAGCAAGCCCAGCTTTACCGAGCCGCCAGACTTTGGGTGGTATTCGTAGGACACCCGCCCCATGTAACAGCGAAGGGGTAACCATTCAGGGCCTTTAATTCTTTTTCTTGGTGACATAGTTAACCCATTGCCGAAAAGTTTGGTTCTTCATTATGCGCTAGGTTATTATTAAATCGCAAATGGCTAGGATTATTAAAGCTGTACCACGTTACGTGGGGGCATCCATTCCGATCTTTAACAAAGTGGATGCCGTGTTCTTTAAAAACTTCGCATTGCTTAGCCATTGATGTAAAGCCTGTCACTGTGGCAATTTCTTCCTCGGTCATTAAATTATTCATAGTGTTGGCTCGATTTTTGTTCCGTCATATCTCAAATTTAGCAATGAATCAGCCGCCTTTTCTACTTCGCTGCGACAATCCCAGGTTTCTAAATCAGTGCTTGGAGATAGCCCTAGCGTCACCCTGTCTTTGAACTTAGTAGTGGCGGTTTTCTTCTTACCAAATATCCTATCAAAGTTAGTTTTAAACTTTTCGCTATTGCCTCGGCTGGCTAATCGGTCGCCTGTAATATCGTTAGTCGTTGCTGCCATCATAATAATCACCTATTTAGTTTTACTACCCGAAAACCCCAATTAAGGGGCTAGGGGCTTCGTCTTTCCAAAGTGTCATCACGGCTATCTAAAACGGAATATCATCATCAAACCCATCATCAAAGCCGCCTTGTGGTGCTTTCTGCATTGCTTGGCGTTGCTCCTGCTGTTGCTGGGGCGTCCCATTAGAGTGAGGGCTTGGCGCTGCCTGTCTGGGGGCTTGTTGCCTTTGCTGTGGCGTTTGCTGCTGCTGCTGACCATTTTCGCGGCTGTCTAGCATTTGCATTTCAGAAGCCACTATCTCAGTGCTGTATCGCTTAACCCCTTCTTGTTCCCAACTACGAGTGCGTAAAGAGCCCTCAATATAGACTTTTGAACCTTTACGTACATACTCGGAAACAATCTCAGCTAGGCGATTAAAGAAAACTACCCTGTGCCATTCTGTACGCTCTTGCAATTGGCCTGTTTGCTTGTCCTTCCAGGATTCGCTAGTCGCCACCGTAATGTTCGTAACCATGCTGCCAGATGGCATAGCTTTAGTTTCTGGGTCACCGCCCACATTACCTACTAATATAACTTTGTTTACGCCTCGTGCCATGCTGTATTACTCCTATTTAAAAAGTTAAATCCATGTGGACATCATTGACCACATCTAAGAATTTAAGTAGCTTTGCCCTGCATTCGTCAATGTCATCAAAGTCGTCCCTGGTGACTGTCTTAACGAATAGTGGACGTTCATAATTTCTGTCATCAAAACTGGCAAAGACCCAAAATGTAACGTCATCTGACATAATAAAAGGCGCTTTTACTTGGTTTAAATACTCTTTAGGTATCTCGTCTTTTATCAGGTACTCAACGTGCTTTTTAGAGTTAGGGCATTTTGTTTCAATGCCCCCTATAATTAAGCCGTTTTCATCTTCAAATATGCCATCAGGTGATATTGAAAAGCGTGGGTATTTGTCGTCCAGCAATAATCCTGTCTCTTCAAAATCAATGGCTATTTCAGCCGATGTAGCTTTAATTGCAAATGGCTCAAGCTCATTGCCCCTATCAATCGCAGGGGTGCTTAAATCATTCATTTGAACCTCAGTCATGCGGTCAGCTATAAGTGAGTACATCAAGGTCTTCTGAACTGCTGGAGTTCCCAGTGCGCTTCCCAAGCTAGTGCCAGTGACGTTTCCAGCCCTAGCTTTTAACCATTCAAATGACTTTTGTTCAATATCTAATTTATACATTGGTTTCCCCAATCTGGTTTTTCATGGTGTCTTTGTATTCAGTTAAGCGAACCTTGATGTGTTTAGGTATTTCAGTAAAAACTTTTTTTAATTCATCTATCGTTGTGCATTGGCTTAATTTGTTTCCATGAAGCTCTAGCAGAGATTTATCTTCTTTAGTTTCTGGAATGGTAGCTCTTACGCGAAGTGCCATACCTTCTTTGCCAAATGCTTTAATTAAAGTTGCGTAAATCTGAATGGATTGTCCTTTCCAATCGAAATAATTAACTCCGTAAAGTGAAGCGATGGTTTTGACATTTGTAATGTTCATCACCATTGGAGGCGCGTCTTCAAAAGTAATAACAGGTACTTCTTTTTGTTGACCACTATCATCTCTAATACTTTGCGTTTCAACGTGGGCAATCTTGGCAACTAGTTCTTCACCTTCATTTAAATTATGAGAACCAAGCAACATAGTCTTGTTCGGAAATAGGTTTTTCCAATGCGTTGTTTGGCTAGGCTCGTAAACAATGTTCGGGTTGATTTGTGCTAAATTATTCATGTATTCACCCCACTTAAAATGCAGATTATTATTAAAATGGCTAAGTCCTTCATGCTGCAAGACCTGACCAGAAAAGGTAGCTACACAGCGAGAAGATAACCGCACCCACTGTGTTAATGATTAGCGTTTCTTTTGAGATATTCATCAATATTCACCATGGTTTTCTTGGTAATAAATAGATGCTAGCCCTGGGTCGTGTACACCGAAGAAATAGATAGCGCATTCAGTAATTATTTCAGTCGCTAATTCTTTGGCTGCTTCTGGGTCGCGTATGTTCATGAATACTAGGTTGCGAAGGTCTTCTTCGGTTTTCTCGCCTCCCCATTGGTACAGCTCCATTACATGGTATTCTGTGCGGTTGATCGTCACACACCCATGCTCTAGAAGCTCTGCAACAATTTCGCTAGTTGATTCGTCGGGCGTAACTTCTGGAGCGTCAAAAATCATTGTATGTGCGCTAACTGCGTCGGCGATTGGGCAATAGTTACCTAACATTTGATTCATAATTTTGCTCTTTGTTGTAATTAGTTAAACTATTATATAGTTAGATAGCTAACAAACGCAAGCGAAGAAATGCAAATAATGCTGTTTTTATACATTTTTTAGGGTTTTTTTGTGTTTTTTTACTGGGGCATGATGTGGGGGGGGTTAATAGCAGCTTATAAAGGAGGGCCATTAGACCAATCATTAGAGCCTTTAAACAAACGCGCTTTGCAGCCTTTAAGATTATTATGAGTGTAGCCAAAAGCATCAATGCGGGCGTATTTTGGACAGGTCAACGAAAACGCATCAACCATGTATAACCAAGTGGGCCAGCTTTTTCGCATCCAAGCTAACTTTTTATACCTAATTTTAGAAATATTAAGATGTTTCATTTTATTATTCGGCTGAATATGAACCGACAACAACTCCTAATATTTTAGTTGATTTGTTAAATTGCGCAATTGGGTATCGGTCATTTAGAGGCTTTAGGTAATGAACACCACCACTAATAACGTATTCCCTAAACACTGACGAAAGACTTTGAGTGTCTATTGCCACGATTCTATCACCGCTTTTCGGCTCTCTATCTACGTCAATAAAGATAATCGTCCCAAGTGGGTATGATTTGCCATTACTGGCTGTCATCACCTCGTCTTTAACTTCTAGCGCAAACGAATTTTCGCTTAAATCTTCTGGGCATCCTACCCAGTTATCACTCTCCATTTTAAATACTCCATTTAATAAGTCCTTTAATGAACTCCATTTAACAACTGGGGCTTTTCTTGTTATCGGCTGGAGTTTTAACCCCCCAGTCGTACTGTTAATTGCATTATCAGACATTAACTGTTCAATAGTGCAACCGAATGCTTTGGCAATTGATAGCAGAGCAGTCGCCTTTACCTCTGCTTTTGGGTCAGTTTCAAGTTGGGCTAATCGGCCTCGACTCAATGAAATTTTGTTAGAAAATTCTTCTTGTGACCAACCATGGTCTTTCCGCAAGTTTTTCACTCGTTGTCCCAAATTCATTTTTTGCCTCTCTTTTTTAATATCTTGTAGGTCGATACACGATTGCTAATCGTATAACCATTGTTTGCTAAGTAAGTGCCTTGTGGCAAGTCAGCTTACTATTAGAACCTGTGCGGTTGATTGCTTTTTTTATGTTAGTTAAGTAAAAATATTATGTCGAGAGGCTTGCATTTTGTTAGTTAGTAAAATAACATTAGCTTTATGAAAACATTAAAACCAATACCCATGACCGAAGTGCTGGCAGCATTTGGCACTAAAACCGATTTCGCAAAAGCCCTTGGTATCACGCATGGCGCTGTTTGCCACTGGGGCGACTTTGTATGCAATTCCCGAACCTATCAGGTGCGTTATTTGCTAAATGAAATAAATCAAACTGCTCAGTCAGAGAGGGTCGCGTAATGTCGAAGCTCAACAACCCTGTGGCGTCCATGTTTGATGACGACTTATATCGATTTGCCAAGGCCGCAGCAGCAGCCGAAGGGACTGATATTTCTGGATACATTCGTGAAGCCATTGTTGCTCTCCGAGAGAAGAAGGTTAATGAGTACAAGATATGGCATTCAGTATTCGATGAACAGATAAATGAGATATAGCTGATATATGTCTAATCTAATCCACAGCTTTAGTGTTGAAGAGGCAGAGAAGTACGGTGTAGAGAAAGCTGTAATTCTGTACAACTTCCGATTCTGGCTAACTAAAAACATGGCTAACGATAAGAACAACATCGATGGGTATGTTTGGACGTACAACTCTGCTGCTGCTCTGGCTAAACTTTTCCCATACCTCAATGCCAAGAAGATAAGCCGCTTACTGAAAGACCTTGAGGTATCAGGAGCTTTAATTACAGGAAACTATAACCAGATTGGATATGACCGCACTAAGTGGTACTCAATGCCTGAATTCTCTACGAAAGCCGGGCCAATAGTCATTTCCCATATTTGCGAAATGGATTCCCCAGATATGAGCAATGGATTTCCCATAATTGCGCCACCTATACCAGATAGTAAACCAGATAATAAAACAGATATAAAAACTAAAACGTCAGCAAAGCTGAAGTTCGATGATAAAGATTTAGATTTTGTTGAGCGTATGTATCAGTCATTACTAAACCAAGACTCTAGGTTCAAGAAACCAAACTTAAAACAATGGGCAGACATAATTAGAAAGATGCGTGTAATTGATGGCCGTGATTACGACACTATGGCGGCGGTCTGGACTTGGGCTAGAAAAGATCCATTTTGGTACAAAAACATTTTATCTGCGACTAAGTTTAGGCATCACTTTCAAGCCTTATATTTAAATACCTTTCCTGCAAATAATCTAACCCCGCCAGTGGTCAACGAGGAAAAGCAGAGAAAGAGGGCTATCACAGCAAATGTGCTGGATATTAATAACACCGATTGGTAAACAACAATAATCACTTTAAAGGACTAAACATGATTTCAGGCGAAAACGTAATAAGAACTAACCCAGCACTAAAGAGCGCAGTCAGAGCCTCAATCGCTGCTGGTAGTCGCAGGGTTACTGAGAAAAACCGTCAACTAGCCGTTGATAACGAGATTAAGTTAATGCGCTGGCACCAAGAGGCCGGCCACCAAACACCCGAAGAATTCGCCCGTTCGGTTAAAACTGTTCAGATGCTTAAAAAAGAACATCGCAGATGGAACCTTGCAAGAGGCTTTCAGAGTCATGCGGATTTATACCTATGAAATATTACCTAAAGCCACTAAGCCCTAAAAGCCTGTATGACGAGTTGATTGGTGATTACAAAGGGCCAGTAACCAAGGCTGGCTGGGGTGAGTCAGGAGGCTTAACGCACATCATCAAGTCACAACTTAATCCATTAGCTCGTAAGAAGTATTACAAGGAGAGGGCAGCATGAAAGCAACTAGCATAAAAGCATTTGCATCTGTACAGGAAGAGGCAGACAAGCAGCGAATCAGGATGGCGAAGTTTGTTGAAGATCATGCTGATCACACAAGCAACGAGCTAGGAAGGTTATCAGACGAATATGACCGCTACCAGTTTGCTAGGCGATTACCTGAACTAAGAGACAAAGGAACGCTAATCAACCCGCACACACGCTTCTGTGAAGTCTCAGGTAGGGAAGCAATGACTTGGGCTGCTGCAGTATGAGAATACTTGACCTCGATGAATGCAAGGTTGTAATTAAAAAGATTAATTCTGGCGTTGCTGCAAAGGTTATTGCTAAGAAGTTTGAAGTGGATCTTTACGATATAACCCTAATAAATCGATGCAGAGTTAATAAGTTTCCTTTGGATGAGTACAAGTTGATTGATGATCCTAATTACAGGCTGCAGCCCATAAACCATAAGTGCAAAATAGCAGAGCCAACAGGTAATAATTTAGGCTCTCAGGGGTGGGATATACGAATGAGTCTAAAGCTATCACGGCTACCAATGAGTAAATGGGCGGCTGCACTATGAGCGAAAACTGGACAGTTAACTCAGACCCAAGCCTTGAGAACTTAATTAAACATTTGCGTGAACTGTATGCAGATAAGAAATATGTACAGGTTAAGTGGACAACCAATAAAGCGATTACTAACACGCAAAGAAATTCAGTTTATCTTTACTGCGGTTTGCTTGCACAAGAGTTAAACGGGCGTGGTTTAGATATGGTTAAAACTTTACATGACGTTGAAATTCCTTGGTCAAAACAATCAGTAAAAGAACATATTTGGGTCAAAGTTCAAAGTGCAAAGTTTGATAATGTTTCGGTTAATGATCTTAAAACGCCCCAAGTTAGCGCGATTTACGATGTAGTTAATCGTCACCTATCCGGCAAGTTTGGTGTGCATGTGCCATTTCCGAGCCGAGATAATAATGGCTAACACTAAAAAGAAATGCAGACATTGCAAAGCCTTTGCCTTGGTTGAAACGGGCGTAACAGTGCTTTTAGGCTTTTACTGCACTAAAGAACACGCTTTAGATCATCAACACGCGAAAGCTATGGCTGCTGTGAGCAAGATACGCGCTAAAGCTATCCAGTTAGCTAAGAAAGATATAAAAGCCCGTAAGCAGGCCATTAAGAGCTTAGGGGAGCTACACAAAGAAGCGCAACCAGAATTCAACAGGTATATCCGATTACGGGATAGGGGACAGCCCTGTATTAGTTGCCAGAGACACCACACAGGACAGATCCACGCAGGGCATTACAGGTCGGTAGGGGCAGCAGCAGAGCTTCGGTATGACGAAAGCAACGTACACGCCCAGTGCGCGCCTTGTAATAACCACTTATCTGGCAATGCTATTGATTACCGCATTAACTTAATTAAAAAAATTGGGTTATCAAAAGTGGAAGAGTTGGAAGGGCCGCACGATCCTGCAAAGTACACAAGAGAAGATATTATGGCAATTAAAGGAAAATATAAAATAAAACATAAAGAGCTTGAATCTCAATGGGCGTTGTTATGAGCGATAAGCAAAAAAACGTGATTAACGAGGGTGCAAAAATAATCGCTCTTTTGGTTAATACGGTGATTGAAGTGGAAGATAGGCCACGTAATGAAGTGGACGATTTACTCATGGAAAAAGCAGAAGAGTGGGTCGATGAAAATGGCCCGATTTCATTAGATTTAACGGAGTATTGAACAATGGCACGACCAACGAAGTACACGCCAGAGCTATTAGCAAAGGCTCAAGATTACCTAGATAATGAAAGTAACTCATTTCCTAGTCACATAGGGCTGGCATTTGAGTTAGGCATATCTAATTCAACCTTGTATGAGTGGATCGGAAACGAAGATAAGCATGAGTTTTCGGACATCGCAGAGAGAGTTATGCAACGACAGTACATTAGCCTTACTACTAATGGCCTAGACGGTACGTTTAACGGTGGTATTACAAAGCTAATGCTAACCAAGCATGGTATGAGCGACAAGGTTGACCAAACCTCTAGCGATGGTTCTATGACCCCTCCAACAACGATTAACCTCGTTGCTAAAGAGTTTGAGAATCTTTAATGTCAGAAATTGATATTGAGTTGCCGCCTAAGTTGGTTCCAATCTTTGAAGGTGAGGCAAGATACCGAGCAGCCTATGGCGGTAGAGGCGGGGCCAAATCAAGAGCCTTTGGCATGATGACTGCTGTATGGGGTTATAAGTTCGGTAAGAGTGGAAGATCAGGCCAAATACTATGCCTACGCCAGTATATGAACAGCCTTAGCGAGAGTTCATTCGCAGAGATTAAGAGCGCCATCCAAGCCGTACCATTCCTTAACGACTACTACGATTGTGGCGACCACTACATCCGCAGCAAGGACGGTCGAATCAACTACAGCTTTGCAGGCTTAACACGCAACATCGACAGCATTAAATCTAAGGCTCGTATCATATTGGCATTCATTGACGAGGCTGAGACAGTGAGCGAAGAGGCATATATGAAGCTTTTGCCCTCGATTCGGGAAGAGAATAGCGAATGCTGGATAATCTGGAACCCTCAATCTAAGACCTCTGCAACACACGTTAGGTTCCGTGAGAACACCCCTGCTGATTGCAAGATAACTGCGATCGGGTGGCAAAATAACCCCTGGATGCCAGAAGTTTTAACCAAGCAGCGCCTAGAAGACCTAGAGCAGCGTCCAGATACATATGGTCATGTATGGGAGGGAGACTTTTTAGAGTTCCCAGAGGGAGCATTCTGGTTACGTGAAATCAACAAAGCTAAGGTCGATGGAAGGATAGGTAAGCTACCTGTAGTTGAAGCTCATCCTTGTATGACTTTTTGGGATATTGGGGCATCAGACGGCTGCGCAGTTTGGGTAGTACAGCAAGTGGGCCTGGAGCTAAGGTGTATTGATTTCTACGAGGCTTGGGGCGAAACATATAGCCATGCCGTTAAGTGGATTAAATCACTTGATCTAGTATTTGAAGATATGTACTTGCCGCACGATGCTGACCATAAGAGACAAGGACAGATCTCCAACAAATCACCCAAGCAAATGCTTAAAGAATTAATGCCTAGCTCTAACTGGCGAATCGTTCCACGGATACAAGACATTCTCTGGGGCATACAACAAACCAGTGATATGTTCCCGTATATTTGGATTGATGATGAAAAGTGTGCAGCAGGGCTAGATCACCTCAAAGCATACAGACGTAAATGGTCTAACAGTGAGCAACGATGGTCACACATACCTGACAAGAGTGAAGGTCACAGTGAAGCAGCCGATGCGCTTAGACAAATGGCACAAGCCTTTGCAGCAGGGGATTTAGGACGTATCAAGAAGAAGCACCGAGGGGCGTTAAAACGCAATGTTAAAGGACTAGCATAGTATGGTATAATACGCTAACAATTTTGGAGGTGCATTATGATGACCAGTAAGCCTAAGAAAAAGCCAGCAAAGAAGCCTAAAAAAAAGCCTGTTAGATCGGGTTATTAAAATGGCTAAAGGCGTTAAGCATTATCTAAAGAATGGCACTGAACACAAAGGTGCTACTCATAAGACCAATGGAATACCCATGACAGGGGCTAGGCACACTAGCACCAGTAAAGACCTGTTCCACAAGAAAGACCTGTCAGCAGCCGTTAAGAAGCGAATGGCTAAGTAATGGGTCTGTTAGATGATTACATGGCCCAAGTTCAAGACTACAAAAAAGCTGGGTCTATTGGTACTGGGTTGCTTGCAGATAGGCCAGACTTGTCTTTAGGAAAAAGCGGTTTGCTTAGTCAAATGCAATCAGCAGAAGCTAAGTATATGGAGCGTGTAAACGACCCACTACCTTACTACCGACAGAATCCAGCAGCACAAGGGCTACTAAACGTATCCCCTGAGTTAGATCTATTGGATATGTTTACTGGTGGCGGCAAGATGGCTATGGTTGCTGCAGCTCGTAATTTGGGAAAGAAAGCTGGATCTGGAAAGGTTGATGATGCAGGCCGATACATCGATGATTTGCGATATAACAAGTCTGAATATGATCCTCGCTACAGCCCACGCATAGCTGAAGAAACTCTGTTTAGGCCAAATGTAACTAATACGGGCCCGATAACTCCAGTAAAGCGTTTAGCCTTTCAAGACCTTGAAGGTAGGCCATATGTTTCAACTATGTCAGATCGCACTGCTGCTGGCGGGATACTTGAAGGTATTGGCGATAAGAATCTGAAGTATGGCGTACCACTTACTGGGGGACAAGACTACATGCGAACGCACCGTGATATGTGGGCTTCCGCTGATAGCGTGACCCCAGACATGGTTCAAGGTGCTAAAGAAATGCAGGCGAAAACTGGTGAAACCCCTATTTTCATGCCTTGGCGTATGGCCCCGACAGGTGGCGATTATGCCCATAAAACAGGCCAAACCATGCTCTCATATGCAGCAGAGAATATGCCTAGCAAGGCCAAGAAATCGCTTAACTCGGAACTAAAGAAATTAATCCCTGATTGGGTTGGCCTCGATGATCCAAAAAGTTTAGTTCAGTATGGCGCACAATCAGCTAACAAGCGAAAATTCATTCTGAACATGATGGATAAGAAGTACCGAGATAAAGGTGGCATGTCTATAACTCAGGCTCGTTTGGGTGTATCTGATCAATTGCAATTAAACGCACCAGTTAGCGGATTCCAAAATGTTGGTTTATTCGATATGGATAGAGGTAACGTGCCGAAAGGCGGTAATGCAACTTACCCATCTAGCGTAGGTGGCAATTACCTTGGCACATTAGATACAGACATTACTGCAATGGACTTAAACCCAGAGCGATTGGTAAGGGCTGTAAACGGCAAAGGTGAGTTTCAATCTGGGCCACAAGGCATCGATTTATTAAGCACCAGATCTGAGCCTAGACGAGCTATGGAGGTTGGCACTTGGGGTGGGGTTATTACTGAGGATCTTATTAGGGATCTAGCATCTAAAGGCTTTAAGATCGACTCTAACGGTGTGATAACAGCCATATCAGCTACAGTGGCTGGCATTCTAGGGGCTAACTCTATAGAAGATTTAAGCAAAGATACTAAACAGGAAATAAGGCTATAAATGGCTATTTCAACATATGCAGAACTTAAAACCTCAATCGCAGACTTTTTAAATCGTGATGATTTAACATCATCTATTGATACATTTATTGATCTTGCTGAATCTAATCTAAATCGTGATGTAAGACATTGGCGTATGCAAATTCGCTCAACCCTTACTATCTCAAGTCAGTACACAACACTACCGTCAGATTGGTTAGAAGCTGGTCGTATTAGCTTGCAGGCTAATGGGACAAGCGAAGTTAAATTAACCTCTTCTGCGGCCCTTGGCATACTACGCGCCACAAACAATAATGCCACAGGTATACCAGCCAACTATGCAATCAATGGCAATAGTTTGGAAGTGCAGCCTAGCCCCGATGGGCCTTATGTTGCTGATATTTTATACACTGGAAGAACACCAGGCCTAAGTGCGTCCAACACTACAAACTGGTTGTTGACCTATGCGCCCGATGTTTATCTTTACGGCACATTGATTCACACAGCACCTTATCTAAAAGACGATGCACGAACAACTGTTTGGGCGGCTTTGTATAACGCTGCCGTAAATAATCTAAACAAAGACAGCACTAAAGCAATATCGGGTGGCTCTGGCCTTGCGATTAAAGTTAATAGCTACTAAGGACTTAGAAAATGGCAGATTCAACCACACCAGTATACGGATACACTAGCCCAGAAGTAGGCGCGTCTGACGATACTTGGGGAGCAAAACTAAACGCTAACTGGCTCAAGACTGATAACCTGTTAGGTGGTACTACGCCTATTACCGGGATCGACATTAACTCAGGCACTATTGATAACGCGCCCATTGGTGCTGCTACCCCTGCTGGCGGTACGTTTACTGGCCTGGTGGCTGCTACTGTTGATATTAATGGCGGTACAGTAGATGGTGCGCAAATTGGTGCTTCAGCGGCTTCTACAGTGGTAGGCACAACAGTCACGGCTTCTAACTTTGTTGGCCCACTTGCAGGCGCTGTAACGGGTAATGTCACAGGTAACACAGCAGGCGTACATACAGGCGCAGTCACAGGTAATGTAGCGGGTAACGTAACCACCACAACTGGCACAAGTACGTTTAACCATGTAACTATTGGTGGCTCACTAGATATGGACGCTGGCACATCAGCTACCATCACGGGCCTAAGCACTCCTGTCCAAGGTTCAGATGCAGCCACAAAGGGCTACGTTGATGCCGCAGACAATCTTAAATTGAACCTGTCTGGTGGAACCCTGTCAGGCGTTTTGGAGATGGGTACTAGCAAGATCACAGGTCTAGGAACGCCAACAGCTACTGCTGACGCTGCTACTAAGGGTTATGTTGATGCTGGCATTGCTGCTGTAATTGATGCCGCTCCAGCCCATCTAGACACCTTAAACGAGCTTGCAGCCGCACTAGGTGATGATGCTTCATTCTCTACTACAGTCTCAGCCAACATCGCTACCAAGCTACCACTAGCTGGCGGTACGATGACAGGCGCTTTAGCAATGGGTACATCCAAGATTACAGGTCTTGGTACACCAACTCAAAGCACTGACGCCGCTACAAAGGCTTATGCTGACGCTGCTGACAATTCAAAGTTACCCAAGGCAGGCGGCACAATGACAGGTGCTATCGCAATGGGTACGAACAAGATTACTGGCCTTGGTACTCCAACCGCAGGCACAGACGCTGCCACTAAAGCATACGCAGATAGCGTGGACACTCAGAAGCTAGATAAGGCAGGCGGTACAATGTCTGGCGTTATCGCTATGGGTGCTAACAAGATTACAGGGGTTGCAGATCCTACAGCCGCACAAGACGCATCAACTAAGAACTACACAGATGTACTATTTGGCTCTACTTCTGCTGCTGCTACAAGTGCTGCTAACGCGGCTACTAGCGAAGGTAATGCAAGCACATCGGCTACGGCTGCTTCTAACTCAGCCACATCTGCTGCGTCTAGCTTTGATTCATTCGATGACCGTTACTTAGGCTCTAAGGCTTCTGCACCATCTACTGATAACGATGGTGGTACGCTTCTTTTAGGTGCTATCTACTACAACGCTACATCAGGCAAGAGTCAGGTTTGGAACGGCTCAACATGGCAGGACGTAGCCCCATTAGTGACAACGGTTGATAACTCTAATTGGTCTGGTACTGACTTAGCGGTAGAACATGGTGGTACAGGCGCATCTAGTGCTGGTGCTGCTCGTAACAACCTTGACGTGGATCAGGCTGGCGATAACCTACCTAAGACAGGTGGTGCTATGACAGGCGCTATCACTACCAACTCTACCTTTGATGGTCGTGATGTAGCTACAGATGGTACTAAGCTAGACGGTATTGAAGCCGCAGCCACAGCAGACCAAACTAAGTCTGAGATTGATGCTTTAGGTATTGCTGCGACTAGCGTTACAGGTAGTCAAGCGAGTGCAATTACAGCCAACACAGCTAAGACAGGTATAACTTCTGCTCAAACCTCCGCAATTACCGCTAACACTGCTAAGACAGGTATAACTTCTGCTCAAGCCTCAGCTATCACAGCGAACACAGCTAAGACAGGTATAACTTCTGCTCAAGCCTCCGCTATCACAGCTAATACAGCGAAGGTCACTAACTATAATCAAACCAAGTCAGATATTGACTCTTTGGGCATTGCAGCTACCAGTGTAACGGGTAGTCAGGCTAGTGCAATCACAGCCAACACAGCTAAGGTCACTAATGCTACACATACGGGTGATGTGACAGGTGGTACAGTGCTTACTATTGCTACTGACGCTGTTGACATAGCGATGCTATCTGCATCAGGTACAGCAGGTTCTACGACATTCCTACGGGGTGATAACACTTGGGCTACTGCTGGTTCTACAAGCGCCTCAGATTTAACATCAGGCACTTTACCAAATGCCAGATTTCCATCTACATTACCCGCTATCTCTGGTGCTAATTTGACTAACCTACCTGCTGGCGGTATTGGTGCGTTTAAAGGAAACTCAATAGCTATTTCTAGCAATGGTTCAGCTTTAGCAGTGGATGACGGTTCATCTAATTCTAATATTGGCATGGGAGTTAATGCGGGTAATGATGTAACTACTGGGGAAGATAATGTCTTGCTTGGTAAGAATGTTGGTGAAAAAATAACTACTGGTGGCTACAATGTCGCTATGAGTTACTACGCGTTATCCAAAAACCTTACAGGTAATGCTAACGTGGCTCTTGGTGGGCAGGCTCTCCAAGAGACAACCGCTAGTAACAATGCTGCGGTAGGTTATATGGCTGGTATGAACATCTCAACAGGAAATTACAATAATGCTTTTGGTAGAGAGGCATTAAGAGGAAACCCAACATCCAAACTCACAGGCTCTTACAACGTAGGAGTGGGCTTCCAAACTGGCTATAATTTAACCACAGGACAGTACAATGTGCTGAATGGCTATCAGGCTGGTAAGAACCTAACAACTGCAGGTACTACAGTAGCCATCGGCAATGAAGCTATGGGTCTCGGTGTTGTGACAGGCAACTTCAATAATGCTTTAGGCTATCAGGCAGGCAGGACGCTCACTTCTGGAACTCATAATTTCTTCGCTGCAACTCAGGCAGGTGATCATACGACAACAGGCTCAAATAATATAGGTATAGGCAATACTTCTTTGGGTGGTAGTGGCGCTAAGACAGGCTCTTACAACGTAGGTGTAGGCTTCCAAACTGGCTATAGTTTAACCACAGGACAGTACAATAATTTCAGTGGCTACGCTGCTGGATATAATGTAACAACAGGTAGTAACAATGTAGGTGTTGGCCCATCTGCCCTATATGGTGCTGCTGCTGGAATC